AAAATGTTTTCTTTTATAAAATAAATGCTAAGTTTGATATAAATGATTTTCAAAAGATTTTAGAATCTTATGCTACGTACGATGGTCAATCTTATACAACAGATGTTTCATTATTGCCTTATCCAAGTAATTATGACGTAAAAAATCAAATACCTGTTTCTTATACATTATTGAATCCATATTATGTTACTGTAAATAGAACAAGCTCATGGAAAGAGATGTTATATCAAAAGATTTTGTCTGAATATGAATTAGAAAGATTAAGGACTCCAAAGAATGATCATGATAAAATGATTTTTGATCAATTAGACGATCAAACAAAAGATAAAATCAAGAATGGTCAATGGGCGCGTGATGGTTTGAAGATTCAACTAGATCCAACAAATGTTATTGCTTCATTTTATAAAAAGCAGGATTACGAGCCATTTTCTATTCCATTTGGTTTTCCAGTTTTAGATGATATTAACTTTAAACTTGAAATGAAAAAAATTGATCAAGCTATTTGTAGAACGATTGAAAATGTTATTCTATTAATCACTTTAGGTACTGAACCAAGTAAGGGTGGCATTAATCATAAAAACATTAAAGCCATGCAAAGCTTATTAAATAATCAATCTGTTGGTCGTGTACTTGTTGCAGATTATACAACAAAAGCTGAGTTTGTTATTCCTGATATGAATAAAGTATTAGGATATGAAAAATATCGTATTGTTAATGAAGATATTAAAGAAGGTTTACAAAATATTTTAATTGGTTCTGAAAAGTTTGCTAATACTACTGTTAAGGCTCAAGTATTTTTCGAAAGATTAAAAGAATCAAGAAACGCTTTTATAAATGATTTTTTGCAACCAGAAATTGAAGCTATATTTAAGAATTTAGGATTTAAAGGTAAATGTCCTGTTGCGAGATTTGAAGAAGTTTCAATTAAAGATGAAACTCAATTTAATCGAGTTGTTACAAGAATGATGGAATTAGGAATATTGCCACCAGAAGAAGGTATTAAGGTTATTGAAACTGGTATTTATCCTACTTCTGAAGAATTAGCAGCTGCTCAACAAAAATTTGTTCAACAAAGAGAACAAGGTTACTACAATCCTATTGTTGGCGGCGTTCCAATGATACCACCTCCAATTCCTGGCATGTCAACTGGTCCAGCTCCAATTAAGAATCAAACACCCAATACAGCCGGTCGTCCAAAGGGTACTGCTAAAGCTGCTGTCTTTGCCAAAAATGCTATTGCAAAAGTCATGGATGAATCAAAAACACTTAACGGTCTAATTGAAGCGGGGCTAAAAAAGAAATATAATAAGAAATCATTAAGTGCAGAACAGAAAAAATTAGCAACAGGTATTACCGAAGCAATTATTACTGGAACTGAATTCAAAGATTGGCCTAAAACTGCATCTTCTGTATTAAATGATCCTACTGCATTAGATAAACTAGGAATACTAAATTCTATTCAAGAAATGGCTGCCGAGCATCAATTAGATACGTATTCAGCAAGCTTATTATATCACAGCACTAAGTTTTCTGTGTAATATTATACTATATGTCAAGCGATCTTTATCGTTATAAAACTAAATTTGATAACATTGTTACAGCTTCATTGAATTTTGATCAAAATCCATTGTTGTCTGTTGCTTCGTTAGATGGTTTAAGAAGTTTAATTCCTAATAGTGTTAACTTAGATAAGAATATTGATCTTGTTGGCGCTGCGTTTAACGCTGCTGTAGTAAATCGTTTTAATAAAAACGGCGATGGTATTAATACCGATACAGCAATTGCTTTTAAGAAATATTTTATCCATAAACCTACAAATATCGAACATAAGAAAACAAGAGTTGTTGGTCATATTGTTAATTCTGCTTTTTCATCTTATGGTGATAATCAATTATTATTTGAAGACGATGTTAAAGGAAAGTTAGATCCATTCAATATTGCTTTAGCTGCTGTTGTTTATAAAACAGTTGACCGTGATTTTGCTGATGCATTAGTTAATTCTAATAATCCTGATTCTCCATTATACCAAAAGATTAGTGCAAGTTGGGAAATTGGTTTTAATGAATATGCAATTGCAATTGGTAGCATGGATTTAAAAAATGCTGAAATAATTACTAAACAAAATCAAATAGAAGAATTTAAGAAATTCTTAAAAGGTTTCGACGGTCCCGGTACTTTAAATGATGGTACTCCAGTTTACAGATTAGTAACTGGCAGAATTTATCCATTAGGCATTGGATTTACTACGAATCCAGCTGCTGATGTTCAAGGTGTTATTATCGATAATGAAGAAGAAAATGAAGTCGAAGAAGATACAGAAGCAGAAGTTTTAGAGATAGTAGAATCAATTCAAATCTATACACCTAAAAAAGCTCTAGTAGATAATTTTTCACAAAATCAAAATAATACTGTAAATATTACCAAAAATAAAGTTATGGATTTAGACCAAATATTATCCGCGCTAAAAACAGTTCTCGCTGAAAAGCAAGAATCTGAAAAATTCAGTGAAGAAGCTGTTGCTTCTATTTCTGCAAAGATCGCTGAAAGCATCAAACTCAAGAACGACGAAATCAAAGCTGAGATCGCTTCTGCTGAAAAAGCAAAGCTCGAAGCCGTCGCTCAAGCCGAACAGTTCAAGAAAGATCTTGAAGAGAACAACAAGAAGCTAGCTGATTCATTAGCTAGATTGAATGAACTCGAAACCACAATGAGCGCCCAAGCCGCTCAAGAACTTTTTAATTCTAGAATGAATGTTCTAGATACTGAATATGATTTTGATGATGTAGATCGTCAATTTCTCGCTAAAGAAATTAGCGCTTTAGATAAGTCCGATGAGGCTTTTGCTTCTTATAAGGATAAACTAGCAGTAGTTTATAGACACAAGAGCAAAGCTTTTAAGGCTGATCAAGAAAAAGCTTTCCAAGACCGCCTCGAAGCCGAACTAGCTAAGAGAATGGGACAAGTAAAAACAGTAGCAAGCGAAGTAGTTGAAAAAACTGTTGAAGTCGAAACCGCTTTAGCTAATGCAAAGCCTGAAGATGCTGCTATACCCGCTCAAGGCATTGAGCCGACTGAAGAGAAGGTTTCTTGGAAAGAAAGACTTAGCAAGGCTTTCAGTAAGGAAAATATAACAGTTAAATTTTAAAACTATATGTCACTAAGATTATATCCATTTAGACAATATAGCGAACATGATGTTATTAACTTGTTCGCAAGCGACACAGTAGATTCCACACCATCAACAAATGGTAATGGCTCTGCTGGTGTATTCGTCAAGGTATCAGCTGGTAACTTGGATCTAGATCCAATTACTTATGCTACTAACGATACAGTACTAGGTAAGACAGACTATCCTTTCTTGGGTGCTGCTCAATATCCTTCTGTACCTCTCACATTTACTGCGGCTACCGCTGGTGTTCCAGTTCTTGGTATTACGCTCAATCAAACACTTCTAACCGACGAGAATGGTGAAAAGCTTCTCTATAATCCTGTTAAGAGAGCTGAACTTCAATCTGTTCTATCTGGTCAAGCTGTTCCTGTCGCTACTCGCGGTATTTTCACACTAGCTGATACTGCTATCGATTGGGTCGATGCTAACATGACTGTTAATAATCACCTTATCATTTCCGCAAACGCTGGTAAGGTTTCCGGTCTCGCTGCTTCCGCAGTATCACCACTCACCGGTACTACAAGCATCGTCGGTAGAATTCTAGCTACTGGTCAACGTGTTTCCCAAAATGGTAAGAGCGATTATTTCGCTGGTGCCACAACAGGAAAATATGCTCTCGTTCAAATCGACTGCGTTACATCTTACGTTGTCTAATATCCAACTTAACATAATATGAAAATCGTTTTAAAGAGAACAGACGAACAAGTCGAACTAATCAAAGCATTAGCTTCCAAGAATCGTGAAGTAGCCTATGAAGCTCAAGTAGCTTTGGCTGAATTCATTGGTCCTGTTTTGGCTGAAGTTATCAATAATGCTCCTACTGTTTCTAACTTGTTTACAAGTCTTCAATTCAACGCCGAAGATAATCCTTCCATTCCTTTGGATCTATATTATGATATCTTCGATGAAGATTACATCAAAGTTTACAGCCAATCTGTAGCTGGTGGTCTTCCTCAAAATATCGTTCAACCTTTGGCTTCTGAACTTAAGATCGCTACTTATCGCTTGGATAGCTCTGTCGCTTTCGATAAGAAGTATGCTGCTAAGAGCCGTTTAGATGTCGTTAGCAAGTCTTTCACTCGCGTAGCTCAAGAAGTTATGCTCAAGCAAGAAAGAACTTCTGCTAATCTTCTAATGACTGCTCTCGCTAATGCTTCCACTGGTAATTCTGCTACAGCTGCTGATAACTATCATGTTTTCCGCTCTGCTGCTCCTGGAAGATTTGTTTTGAATGACTTAAACAAGTTATTCACAAAGATCAAGAGAATCAACGCTTCATTCGTTGGTGGTACTCCTTCAGGTGCTCGTCGTGGTTTAACAGATCTTATCGTTTCACCCGAAATCATCGAAGAAATTCGTGGTATGGCTTATAACCCCATTAACACACAAGGTTCATTAGCTAAAGGTGGCACAGCCGCTGGCTATGCTGCTAATCAAACTGGCGGTAATAATGGTATCGCTGCTACTGATGCTATTCGTGATCAAATCTTCAATCAAGCTGGTATTCCTGAATTCTTCGGTGTTTCCATCATGGAAATTCTCGAATTCGGCG